CCTCCACTGGCGTCACCGGCTGCGGGGGATGAGATAGTGTCGCTAATGCGGTTCGTGCATAGTCGCGTGCCGCATCCTGTTTTAAGCTGTTGCCGTGTTCTTGCCACGGATAGTTTTCCGGCGCGCCGAATCGGTAGCTTTCGTAAATCGCTTTAGCCGCACGTTCAATCTGCGCACTATCGCCTTGCGCGGCGGGCTGTGTGTCGTGTTGTTCTATCCGGGCGTGTGCGCGCTGCAAAATATCTGCAGTATGGTTCGCACCTAACTTTCGCAGGCGATGTTCCTCAATTCGCAAATCACTCACCAGCCGCGCAGCCAACGGGTGGCGGTGCGAAGCTGGTGGGGCGGCTAACTTGTGCCATTCGCGCAGTGACTTGACGTAAGCCATGCCGCCGACATTGATACCTATTCCACCTTGCTCAGTAACGTGAATTGACGGTGCGTAATAATCGCCTTTAGTCTCACGCCATAGTTCTCGATCAGTATTTTTAACTGGTGTGTCATCGCTCATGGTGCGGCACCTCGTATTTTAGTCGCTGCTGTCAATGGTTTGTTTGTAGCCACACTTGCTGCATGTGTTTTCCGTGAGGCACCTCCCGACGTTGCGCTCAATGCTGAAATCGTGAACGCAGGAGGCATTTTTCGGATTAAGCCATCCCCAGCCATTGCACTGATCGCAGCTTGCGCGGAAGTGAACATGGCGATGACGATTCTCTGGCGTGTTTTCCATCCCATCACGCAACTTGTAAGCGTTGATGCGTATATTCCAGCCGCCATATCCGAAACACTTAGGGCACTCGGCTGGCGATGGATGGTAGCTAAACTTTTCCTTGGCCTGCTTGCCCGGAAAGTCGATGAAGGCGTTCTCATGATATTGGTTTGTATATTCGCTCACCCTATTTTCTCCCCTGTCTCGCCACGGGAGCAGGCGGTGTCTATTTCCCTCGCGGCATCTTCCGGCGATAGAATTTCATCGCGGTTATTACCGTAGGAATCACGATACTGTCGCGAGATATACGGCTGATCGTCGTCCGCATGTTCGTAAGCGTTGCCATCTGTCAGCCAGTCATATCGTGCAACCTTAACTTTCGCCGCGTCGAGTTCGGCGCGCAGGGTTGCATTCGCTAAAGTTAAGTCGCGCAAATCATCAATAGCTTTCTTGCGCCATTCCTCATCTATCAATAGTTCCGCCTTCTCGCGCGTGAGGGATGCGATATTCTCTATAGCGTCAGCAAGGATCATGATGTAACGAGAAGTATCGCGGTCGCTCATCGAGCCGCCGGCAGGGCCAATTAAACCAACGGCCAGTTCGCGCAGTTGTTCTGGTGTTTCGCGCAGCACATTCGACTCGTCATTCATGGCACCAGCAATTAGCGCATCACTAGCGCGCTGACTTGGCGACTTCGGTTTGTTCGGTGTAATCATTTCAGTTATCTCCCTCCAGCAGCGTGCGGGTGCGCTCACGTATCCATCCTTTAGCGTCGCCTAGATTCAGCACGGCATTTGGACATTCTTCGATAGCTCGCTCATACGCCTCGCGCAAGGCGGCCGTCGAGGGTGAGGGGTGGGTGGATAGCTTGCGGTATTGCCAGTTAATGTTCGGGTGGGTTACGCCATCGTCGTAAGCATTCTTGCTGATATTTTCCCAATCGCCATATCCATGAGTATGAAAATTGCGTCGTTGTTGCCACGCTACCGCTCCCTGCGCCTGCGTCGGCCATGCGGCGAGAACGTCATCCGCGACGAAGTAATAACCGTTTACCGATAAGTAGCGCACACCTTTCCCGTCGATGTCATACCGTTGCAGCGCCGCCAGTGCGGAGGGTTGAGGGGTCATGGCTTTACTCCAAATTCGTGCTCTAGAATTGACGCTGCCCGCGAGTAGACCGCCGAATATCTTTCTGAGAGATTTGCGTTATTCAGCATTCCGTGTGGATTAGCAATAAACTCATCGAGTGCCTTAACTATTGCGTGTGCCACCAGCGCATCGTGAAACGTGTTTTGCCAATCCGCACCGCATGTTTCAAACGCTATCTCAAGCGTTTTCTGATCGCATCTAAGCTCGATCACCTTTCCTCTCCTAGTGCGTGGGCGCGGGCTAACTCGCCAATTTCGTATCTAGCTTCTAGTCCTTCTGGATTTTTGCTGTAGTCGGCCATTGCCTTACAGCATGCGTTGCACCACGCGAATGACATTAGTTCTCCGTCGTATACTTCGACACGTCGCCGGATTGCCGTTTTAGGCTCGCATTGACCATTGCACGCATGACACGTTGCAGCTTTGCGGCACGTAACAACTGCGTCGGACAAAATACGATCACCTGATCCACTCCCGCCGTAGTCGCCTTCAAATGGGTCAACGCTTAACACCTCCGCCGTCCACGTCTCGCCCTGCGCGTTCACCGGCATCCAATATGTCGGATCACCTTCGCCAAGCTCGGCATCCCATTCACCATCCAGCGTGCGGTATTTATCGCCGGTATAGTCACACCACCGCTGGCGATCCTCTTTTCCGTTGGCGCACATGACGCGCAGCCAAGTTCCATCCTTCGGCGCAGTCTCAATCGGTTGCCATTGTGCGTTCACTTGGCCTCCGGTGCTTTGCACTCATACTTCTCGCCGTTGTATTTGAAGTGGCCGTGGTCGTTGCAGTCGTCTGACACAGCCCATGTGCCAAAGTGGAAGCCCCACAGAAACATAGCTATCGACCAAAGCACAATTCCGACACCTTTCATAACGTCGTTCATACATCCTCCGGGTCGCGCGTGGCGCGGGCTGCACCACACCAAGGACAAAATACAAATGGCTTGCCGTCGTACAAATCATATTTGCCAGCGCGCGCACATGCGGTTGTGATGAAACTATTTATCTTATCTACGTTCGGTTTCCAGTCATCACAACATTCCTCCTTCTGCGCCGCTGAGGTTGGCGGGGTCATGGGGTAAGACTACGGTCTTTGGTGCGCTTATTCGGCTTCGTATCCTGCTCGGTGAGCAAATCCTTGGTTTCGACCGCAGCCGGTTCCTCGGTCGCTGCATCGAACAGGTCGCCGTCTTGATCGAGACGAACCTTCACCAGCGAGTTGATCTTGTTCGACAGCGCGTCGATGTACGACTCCGGCGGGTGTTCCAGCGTCACGCGGAACGCACACGAGAACTGGCCGGCGCGCGCGGGCACGAGACGCACGTTCGACAATTTGTAGACCCGCAACTTGCGCAGCCCCGATACCGTGATCGCATGCTTGTTCTCGTGCGCGAAGTCTGTCTGAATATATTTCAGCCCACGAAAGCGCCGGTTCTGATCGGCATCGACGGAAAGCGACTGGAAGAACGCTCCACGCACATCGGCGTAAGGGTCTTCCGCATCCTTGTTTGCCGGGTAGCCGAGCGCGGTGAACGCCGCCTCGCTTGTGAGCGTCTCGCATTCAAAATGCAGGTCGACCATAACCTCGGACTCGTCGCTCGATCCCTTGCGTGGGAGAACCTTTTTCAGCGTGCAGCTTGCGTTTATTTGGAACACTTCTTTCTCCTTTAGTTAAAGCCGTTTGCAAATATCGCATCACTCTTGACGACCAATGTCGCTGAGCCGTTCGAGTTGGTGTAAGAAAAAATCACCATGCCCGCTTGCGAATGCTGCACGCCTGCCTCGGTGTACGAAAACGACTTGGCCCCAGAGTCGAAGGAAAACGCGCTGATCTGATGTTGAGATGGCACGCCGAGCAGTGTCAGGAATAGAACGATCATTGTCTTGCCCTCAGTAGTTCAACCTTGGAACGGATACGCGCTTCGACCAGTGCTGCGCGCTCCGTCATCTGTGCGATGTCCGTATTCGTCACCGGAAACTGAATGATGATCGGCTTGCGCGCGGGGTGCCACGCAACGAATTCCGTAAAGCTGTTGCCGCAGCACCATGCCTGCCAGCGGCACTGCCATTGGTAAGTGGCTGGAACCTTCTGCGTTTCCAGCACGTCCATGAACGCCGGGACGAGCAGCGACTTGACCTCGACCGGAATCATGCGCGCCTCGCGCAGATAGATACCGTCGGGAGAACAACCTACCCACGGGATTGTCGGGTGCTTTATGAATGCGCCACGCTTTAACCCGAAAAGCTCACGTTCGAACACGAAAGTGTCAAGCGCAAACTCTTCGACCTCATTGCCGCGCTTCATGGCCGCAGACTGGTAGCCTTCCTCGTTGCGATCCCCGTGTACGCGTTCCCACGCCAAGCACTGCACCAGCGAGGCAAGCCCGTCAGTCGTCAAGCCGCCCATGATCTTCGCGGCGACGGAAGCGGTCATGAATCCGAGGCGGGCAGCGGCGAGTTCGGCCGTCATGAGTACATATCCAGGTGGATAACGTAATGCCCCTTGCGAAACTCGTCGATATGCACACCGAGGTCTTTCGCATCGTCCCCGATGTACCCCGTGTCGATGTAGTCGCCGAGGTCGGCATCCGTTAGACCGTGCTTCGCAAGCTCGGCGTTTACCTTCGCGACAAACTCTAGCCACATCATACGAACAATCCTCGCAAGCCCCATCCGATGAAAAACGGCCCGGCCAGGAATCCGATCAAGACGGATATTTCGATCGCAGACAGTTGACCCGGTCGCGAGTATTTGGAAAGGTTGGCGACCATATACAGCGACGATGACAACAGGAAAATTCCGGCGATGATGCTCATAACGGCGTCGTCGCCATCATCACGAGCAGCAGCGCGCACAGGGCCATCACAAAAAGCATGACCCACACGTAGAGCCATGCGCCTCGGCGAAATTCGACGAGAGCGATTGCGCCGCATCCGAAGATCGCGCACGCGAGAACCATCATCAGGAACAGGCGGAATCCGAACAGCGCGGCCTCATTCATGGGCTGGCCCCATTCAATTCCTTCGCGCGCGCGTTCCATGCGCCGGTCAGGTTGCGCCGATGCGCGGCATCCTTGATCAGTTCGATCTCCGATTTCAGCTTGCGCAACTCGTCGATCGTTTCGGACAGCTTGATCTTGTCGTAAAGCGTCTCGATGCGTTCGTTCTCCGCGATCTGTTCCGGGGTGAGTTCGGAAGCGCCACCGCCATCATCGTCGAGATTCGAGTCGGACGAGGCCAGCCCGCAGATCCCCTCGAACGTGATCCCGCGCGCATAGGTAATCGTGCTCTTGAGCTGTTGGATAGCGTTCTTCTGCCCGGACGTGTCAATCGGCGCGGTGAAGGAATTGGTCTCCTTGTGCCCCAGCGCGTGTTCGAGGATGCACGTCACCGTGACAAACCCGTCGCTTTGCGTCTGCGTCCAGTTGATCGAAAGACCGTGCTTGCTGAGGAACGGCGTCACCGTGTTGACGAGGTTTCCAAGCGTCGTATACATCGACTTGTACTGCTTGTTTTCCTTGTCCTTCGTGAGCATGATCGGCTCGGCCTTGAACGCAGCCTTCGCCGCGATGAACGCCTTACGCGCTTCGTCTGCCTCGTAGCGCAGCTTCAACTCGTAAAACTTCTCGACGCGATCCAAGTCGCCGCCTTTGCGCAAGGCGACCTCGATCATGCGGTCGATCTGCGACCCCTCGTTTTCCACTACCGCAACTTGCCGTGCTTCATCGTTCATTTCGATTTGTCCTTTTTGGCGCGCGGCTTCGACTTCTCGACCGCGAACATGAGTTTCAGTGTTACCGGATGGTCGGAATAACCCTCAGCGCCCAACAGCGCCAGCGCATCGATCGCCGAGTCGACCAGCGATCCCGTCTCGCCCCGAAGCTTCTCAAGCCGTGCGACACGAGCCGTCTCGGCATCCTTGGTCGCCTGTTCAGCTTTCTGCGCCGCCAACTTCCGGGTTTCCTCGTCGAGCCGCACGCGTTCAACCCGCTGCTTTTCTGCCTCGTCGTCGAGCGCCTGACGCCGTTCTGCCGCAAGCCGGTCGTCCTCGGCCCGTTTCGCCGCTGCATCGGCCTCTCGCTGCGCTGCTGCTGCGCGATCAGCTTCCTCGGCTACCCTACTGGCCTCGGCAGCCTCGCTCGCTCTGGCGGCGTCCTGCTCGGCCTGAGCGGCCTTTTGGTCTTCGAGGGCTTTCTGCCCATCCCGCATCGCAGTGAGACGATCCAGCGCCGTTTTGAGAAGTTCCGCGCCGCGTGCTCGAGCGTCATCGTCGCGGAGGTTCGACAAGTCCATCGCCGCAGTCGTGTGGATAATCGCGCTCAACGCTTCGGATGAACCACCCATCGCCATCAACGGAATGTCGCGAATCAGTTCCAGAAAGGTATTGTCGTCGCGGATACGCTTCGCCTCAGCCTCTTCCTTCGCGCGCCGTTCGGCCTCGCGCGCTTGATCCCATCCGTCGCGCAATCCCCGCAGACGCTTTTCCTCGGGTGTCACGATGGCGATCAATTCCTTTTCCGCTTCGATGACCGCCTTCGCGTATCGGTTCGCGTCGTCGCGGCCGGCCTTCCCGGTCTTCTCGATCGTCACGCGCATGTTGGCGAGGCGCATCATTGCCGCATGTGCGATCTCGCGCTCGTCGGCGCTGTCGACGGTAGTGATGTCCTTCGACACCTGCGCCAACTCGGCGAGTCTGGCCTTGGTCTCGTCGAACTTGAGAACCTCGCGCGCGCGTTCGGTGATGGTGAGTTCGATCATGGTTGCCCCTCGGTAGGTGGTTTCTGTTTCGGTTCGTAAGGCGTGCGATTCCAGCGCGTCTCAAGTTCGTGGATCATGTGCGCCCGGTAGACGGTCATCTTCGCGGCCTGATCGCGCCCCTGCATCAATTCGACCTGCCGAACCTCGTCATCAGGATCGGCACACTTGACTGTCTGTTCCTGCTTATCCTTGAAGCGAACGATCAAGATTGAGTAGCACACTTTCCTTCCCCTTCGTATTTGAGTCGAGCACTGAATTTGTGCCGGATCGATTCGAGCTTGCGCGCGATGCGTTCGGCGACGATGCGGCCGTGTTCCGCTGAGCGCATCTGTACCCCGGCGCTGATGGCGATTTCGATGTGGATGTCGCCCATCGGCAGCGTCTCGGCATAGACGCGCACGTCCTCTGCGATCTGTTCTGGCGTCATGCGTCTTCTCCTCGTGCAGCCTCGCGGCGCAGGTAGTCTTCCTGCTCGTCGCGCAGTTCGATGGCGCGTTCTTCGATGCTGGCCGCGAAATGTTTCTCGAAAGCGGCCAACTGTTCCTTCGAGAACGTGTTGTAGATCGCGCGCGCTACGTCGTGCCGATCCGCGCTGCCCATCGTTTCGAGCACGAAGTCGAACACCTTGTAATCGTCCTGTCCGATCAATTCCTTCGCCGCTGTGCGGTGCTCGTGCGTCACTTCGAGGCAGTTGTCTAACTCGTTATGCGCGATCTGGAACGTGCTGACGTCGATCATGCCTCACTCCTCCGGCGGCAAAACGATCGGGTAGATTTCCAACGGCAGATCGAACCCGTCGATGAATATCCCGTCGTCTTCCGGTGCAGGTTGAGCGGCAGCAATCGCGCCCCACAAGAGCGCGGCGAAGATCAGTAAACCGATAACCTTTTTCATGGTTGCCCCGTTGAGTGTTGGCCGAGAGAATCAATCAGGCCGTCGCGCACTTCGCCAGAGACGCGGCCGGCCAGAAAGATCACCGCGATAATCAAAGCGATCTTGAAACGTAGGCGAGTTTCGCCGTAGATGAATTTGTTCACTGTGTTCTCCCGTTTTGGTTAGCGTGATGGCCGGAGCTGATCCCGGCTTGCCTCTGTGGTGAGGCGGACTTGCTGCGCATCAAGGTAGGGGAGACCCGAGCGCCAAGCCCTGAACGGTCAGCTACCCCGTTCGTCATCACAGGGACGGAGATTACACATCCGTGTGGGCATCGTCAACAACTATTTTTCATATCCGTGTGGACAAGTGGATTCTTTTGCGCTATGTTCCCGCCCCATGAAGAAACCAAACGGAACCAATGAGGCGACGCTGGCAGTCCGCAATCTCATATCGCGCGACTGGTCGGAGGGAGAGATCGCGGTACAGATCGGTTCCTCGCAGCAACAAATTCACAGGATCAAAAACGGGCAAGACCCAAGCACGAGGATCGGGCTGCCCCTAATCGCTCTGGATAAGAGCAAGCGGAGAGCACCATCATGCAAACCCTTACGGATATGGAAAGAGAAAAAGCGATCAGCGACATGACCAAGCTCGGACAACAATCCGGGCTGACGGAATCGCTGCGCCGCTATTACTGGTCTCTGCAGACGAACCTTATTCACGGTCGGTCGCCTGAGCAGATTCGGCGCATGGAAGCGCGGATGGGAGTTGCGGCATGAGCATCAACAGTCGATTTCCCGATCTAAGCACGCCAGCGGGCTATCTCGCAGACGGGTCGCTCTGTACGTGCGAATGCCATACTCCGGGCGTGACGATGCTTCACTTCATGGCGTGTTGCGGGTTTCCGCCGATAGAACCTGAGAAACAGGTCGAAGTTGTTGGTCGGGGTTGCGCGCGCGTGGCGTTGAGCGACGACGGAAAGCCTCCGGTCGAAGTTTGAGGTAGCTCCTCGGATAGATAACCCAGCGCTGTCCGCGAGCGAAATCGCGGCGGATTTGACAGTTAGGTTTCAGAAGGCGTAAAAAGAAACCCCCGGTTCGCATTCCAGCAAAACCGGGGGTTGATGTCGGAGAAGCGTTGCCGCGCGCTCCGATCGATTTGCAGAATACCGCAACCGATCCCCCCAAGGCAACGCAACCCCGATTCTGCACGCAAGCAGAATGGTCGGTAGCGTGCGCTCGTGGGCTTAGGTCCGGGCGAGCCGATGGGGAGAACTAGACGGTTCTCCGGGTCGATAGGCCCAGCCGGATCAGTGCGCACGATGCGCCGTTTCTCACCTTCAATGGATTGGGGGATGGGGGGCGGTGCGCCATTCCAGACAAGCTGGAACGGTCTTCACGAATGGATCTTTATAATCTGAAAGCCTCGAAAGAGCGTCTACAGGAAGAGCTTTGAGAGCGAAAGGTTTTCTAAGAATTAGGACGGCTACATGCTGATGCCAAACAAGGGAACGCCGAATCGAAATGCCTATAACGCTGGACGCGAAGCGCGGTCAAAAGGTAAACCTCGCGTGCATCCATGCGGCTTGAAAGGGGCATCGGCAAATATACGAACCACAATGCTTGTTTCTTGGTGGCTGCGTGGTTTCGACGAGCAGCAAGCGTTTCAGCAAACCTAGAGGGGAGTTCGATGAACTGGTCAACCTGCATCCGCTATGCGCACCGCCTTGAGCGCACGCATCCGCGCGATCTCAAACCTGCCGAGGCTGTCGTTTTCTGGCGGCGCGAGGCGCGGTTAGAGAATCAGCCGCGACCGTTACGGCTGGTGCGCAAGTGATTTGTCCCCATTGCGGAAAAGACACCGAGAAGCTCGCGCTCAACGGCGCGAAGCGAAAGTCGAAAGGCCAGACCTTCGGCGAATGGATGGCTCAATTCCCGGAGGATCACACGGTTTTCACGGACGACTCGAAGCCCTACGAGTACGCGAAGAAAGTCGGAATGCCGGATCAGTTCATCGAGCTTGCGTGGGAATGGTTCGCGAACTACTACGGGCAGCAGAAGAAACAGAAACGCTATACGGACTGGCCGGCGCACTTCACGAACTCGATCCGCAATGGCTGGCCGCGCTTCTGGTACATCGACACAGAAGGCAATTACCAGCTTACCAACGCAGGCAAGCAGGCGGAGCGCGAATATGGCGCGCCCTGAAATGCTGCGCACGCCGCCCCATGCCAACGATGCCGAGGAGTCTGTACTTGGCGCGCTGATGATCGACGAAGGCGCGTTGTCGAAGGTGTCGGACTGGTTGCATGAATCGGACTTCTATCGCGCGGATCACCGGGCGATGTTCAAGGCCATTATCGACCTGAACGCGCAAGGCAAGCCGCACGACAACGTGACGCTGGCGGAATGGTTTGAAGCGAATGCCCCAGAGATAGACACCGGGTATGTCCTAAAGATGGGCGCGGCGGTGCCCTCGGCGGCGAACATCGTGGCCTATGGCGAGATCGTGCGCGAGAAGGCGAAGCTGCGCGAGCTGATCGACATCGGAAGCGCGATTACCTCGGAAGCCTTCGATCGCACCGGCAACGCGTCCGTGATCGCCAGCAAAGCCGCGACGCTGGTTTCTTCGATGGTTGGCGATTCGCGCGTCGGCGGACTGTCGCCCGTCAAGACCGTACTCGCCTCGTGGTGGGCCGACATGCATGCCAGATACGAGCGCGGGATCGAGATGACCGGTGTCACTACGCCGTGGCTGGATCTGGATAACGCGACGCTAGGTTTCCAGCCGGAAGAACTGACCATCATCGCCGGCAGAACGTCGAACGGAAAAAGCGTTATGGGACATTGCGCCGCCGCTTTTTGCGCGCTGACGCAGGGAGCAGCGGCGATCTTCTCGCTGGAAATGTCTGGCAAAAGCATAGTCGAGCGTCTTGTGTCGGAAATGACCGGAATAAAGCACGCGACGATCCGCCGACCGAAGCTTCTATCCGACGACGAGTGGCCGCTCATCACGAAGGCGATGTGCGCGCTGAACGCCGCGCCGCTGCATATCGACGATCAGGCGCAGATCACCGTCGATCAGATAATCGCGCGCGCCAAACGCGAACATTTGCGTCACCCGTTGAAAATGGTCGTCGTCGACCATTTGGGCGAAATAAAACGCACTGGCCCGGAAAGCGCGAAAGTGTCGGAACTTGGCGACATAAACCGGAAGTTGAAAGCTCTGGCAAAAGAGCTAAAGATACCTGTCGTGCTACTCGTCCAACTCAATCGAAAAATGCTCGACGTGTTGCGCGGCGAAGTGCGGCCCAATTTGGGCGATCTTCGCGGCTCCGGCGAAATCGAGGAAGTCGGTGACGTGATACTTTTTATACATCGCGAAGAAGTATACAAACCCGATACGCACCTGAAAGGTTACGCCGAAATCATCTTCGGCAAGGGCCGCAACATCGGCACAAACCACAGCGTCTTTCTGGAAGCGCATTACGACCTGATGCAACTGCGCACGCTGTCCGGGCCGCTACCACTTCCGCCTCCGCCGGTCATTCCAAAACGCGGGCTGAGAAAGAAAGCTGCCGCAGCGACGGCAGACCTTCCGTTGCAGGAGAGGGCGTTTTGAGCACGCGCATAATTCAAGGCGATTGCCGCGATGTCCTCAAGACACTGCCCGATCAATCCATCCACTGTTGCATAACATCACCGCCGTATTTCGGCCTGCGCGACTACGGTGTCGACGGACAGATGGGACTCGAAGAAACGCCGGAGGCGTTCATCGCCGGCATGGTCGAGGTGTTCCGCGAGGTCAGGCGCGTTTTGCGCGGCGACGGTACTTTGTGGCTCAATATTGGCGATAGCTATGCGGGCAGCGGCAAAGGCGGCAACCCCGATCCTGGCTCAAGTAAGCAAGCCACGAACGCAGGATCGCAGTCCGTAGGTTGCCTGTACGGAACGGGCAAGACAGCGCGCGAGGCGGCCGTGACAAATGTCACGCGTAAGACGTTCGACGGAATCAAGGCAAAGGATCTTATCGGCATTCCGTGGATGCTCGCCTTCGCGCTTCGCGCCGAGGGCTGGTATCTGCGTCAGGACATCATCTGGCACAAGCCGAATCCGATGCCGGAAAGCGTGACTGATCGTTGCACGAAGTCACACGAATATATTTTCTTGCTCAGTAAGTCCAAGAATTATTTTTACGATCAGAAAGCCATTCGTGAACCCGCGCAACCTTCCAGCGTCGCCAGAGTCGCACAAGACGTGGAATCGCAAGTTGGCAGCGATCGTGTGCCCGCAAAGACAAACGGCAACATGAAGGCTGTCAAGTTTGGCGGCAACAATCCATGTTCCGATACGCGTTTACAAAGCGGCAAAGAATGGCATCCGACACAGGGCGGTAGTGGATTCACAGCGGACAAGCGCAACGCCGACGCTAGCGGTGACTTTACGGCCAATAAGAAATCTGTTTGGAACGTTTCGACGACAGGTTTCAAGGAAGCGCATTTCGCCACATTCCCGCCGAACTTGATTGAGCCGTGCATTAAAGCCGGATGTCCCGTTGACGGGACTGTTCTGGATCCATTCTTCGGTGCAGGCACAACCGGACTCGTTGCTGATCGCCTGCAGCGCAATTGCATCGGCATCGAATTGAATCCTGATTACGCCGCTATCGCCGAGCGACGCATCACTGGCGACGCACCACTCTTCGCAAGCGTGACCTCGTGAAGCCCATCACCTACATCCTGCACCCGAAAGGCGACTCGACCCGAGACGGCGTTATGCAGAACGTCTCGAAGGAAATCGCAACGCTCGACGATTCGTTCGCGTGGAAGATCAGCATTGTGCGCTACCGCAAGCCGCGCACGCTGGACTCGAATCAGTACCTTTGGTCGGTCGTATATCCGTACCTCGTGCGCGAGTTGGGATTCACTGACGAAGACCTGCACGAGTTCTACCTGATGGAATTTTTCGGGCGCTACATTCACACCAAACCGAACGGCGAGAAGGTCTCGCGCCCGGTCCGCACCACTACAACCGACGAGAACGGCGACAAAGACACGCTCGACGGGAAAACGTTCTGGGATTTCGTCGAGCATATTCGGCGCAAGGCGTCAGAGGGCGGCGTTTACATTCCAGACCCAGATAAATTTTGGAAGGAAAAGAGGGATGCTGATCTAAAATGATTACGCAAGCTGAATTGAAAAAGCATCTTCATTACGATCCCACGACCGGCGTTTTCACTCGGCTGATTCATCAGCGGCGCTCAGCAGCAGGTTCAGTCGTCGGCGATATAAAGTCGGCAGGCTATAGGTATATCGGCGTTTGCAAGTGCAGGTACAGGGCACATCGTCTTGCGTGGCTTTACATGACTGGAGCCTTCCCGACTTTTCAAATAGATCATGATGACGGCGATAGAGATAACAATCGATGGAAGAATCTGAATGCGGCAGACAACACGAGCAACGGAAGAAACCAGCGTTTGAGATCTAATAATACGTCAGGCATCTGTGGCGTTTATTGGCGCGACGACTTGAACGCATGGGTTGGGAAAATATGCGTAGATGGCGAAACAATTCATCTCGGAGTGTTCTCAAATAAAGCGGAATGCGCGGCGGCGCGAAAACACGCTGAGATAATCTACGGTTTTCATCCGAACCACGGCAGCCATCGCCAACGGTATTGTGACGTATGATTCCGAAAACCCCACGAGGCCGCGGCAAACCAGCGACGTTCGCGCAGAAGCGCCGTTTCGTCGAGATCAAGCTCGATGGATGTTTGGCTTGTCACATCGACGGCAACGGTTACAACGCGCCTGAAATCCATCACCTGAAAAGCGGCAATATCCGCCGCGGTCACGAATTCACGATCGGCCTATGTCCGTGGCACCACCGCGCTTGCCCGATTCAGTTCATCGAATCGTGGTATCAGATGGGGCCAAGCCTCGCCAACGGTTCCCGAACCTTTCACGAGCATTACGGCAGCGACGATCATTTGCTACAGTTACAGAACGAACGATTGAGGGCGGTCGTATGATTCGGATAGTCGTAATCGGGGAACCTGCACCGCAGGGGTCGAAACGCTTTGTCGGCATAGCCAAGGGAACGGGGCGCGGTATCCTCATTGAGTCGTCGAAAAAGGTAAAGCCGTGGCGGCAATGTGTAGTCACCGCTTGCGCCGCCGTCATCGACGTAGCCGAATCGGTCGGCGGAAAATTCGAGCAACTGGATGGGCCGCTGCGCTGTACGATGGTTTTCACGTTGCCGAAGCCGCAATCGGCTCCCAAAACCAAGCGCACCTACCCGCATCGAAAGCCCGACCTATCAAAATTGGCGCGATCCACGGAAGACGCTCTCGTGACGTCTGGAATCATCGCCGACGACGCACGCATTGTTGAATACGCGCTCGCGAAACGCTTCCCGCATGAGGGTATGCACTCGCTTAGCTATCCGGGCGCTTATATCGAGCTGGAACAAATCGGTTATGCGGTCGATTTGACCAATATCGACACGCCTCGCGCCACCGGTCGAGAGATGTGGCGCGCATGAACGACGGCCGCCTCAACGACTACCTGCGCTCATGGGTGCGCGAGTACGGCTCTGGTCACGATACTGGTGGCGGCGGTTCCAATAATATCTTGCAAACCCTGATCGATCACAAAGGCTTCATCCCGCATAGGGGCATACGTGGCCGCAGTCGAACGTGGGGCGACGATGTCGAAGAGGTCGTCACCATCATGGGGCGCGTGCAGAAACCCGAACGCGGCTACGGCACTAGCGACTCAGCGAAGGTGCTCCGCGTCCACTACCTGATCGGCAGCGCATCGGCAGATGACGAACGTTATGCGCTACTCGCCGAATCAGGATTGAGCGTCCGAAAAGGGAAGTATCACCAACTGCTGCACAAGGGCCGCGGCTTTCTCGGCGGATGGTTCTCGGCAATGGAAATTGCAAGACGCTGAAAATAAACCTTGCAAAGTAGGCGACGACCGAATAAATTCCGCGCATAGTGCGATACAAGCCCTCGGCCAAAAACCGGGGGCTTTTCGTTTCCGCCGCCCGCTCTCGAGATTCTGACCCCCTCAGTCAAGGCCGAGCCTAAAAGCGGGCGACCTTACATGCGCGGCAGGTAGAGTGCGTTTCCGTCGAGGTCCGCTGTGAAGCGCGCTGATGGCATCGTGTACGGCCGGTTTAACTCCTAATTTGACGGCCACACCCTGTATATGCGAATACACGATGATCCGCAGCCCCGTCGCGCATCCTTACAACCACGAGTCGAGACCACATGCTTGAGCATCGAAACCGTGATACAGCGTTCGCGGGACTTGAGAGCGCGCGCCTTGTCGACCAAAGCGATGCCACTCAAGCATCCCGACCGCCTGCAGAATCTCATTCTGGAGCACGCGGAATTTATCCAACTCTCGGAAGAGATGGAAAAAGCGACGGAAGGCGTGCAGACGCGTTACACCGGGCTTTCTGCGAGGGGTTACGAAGTTGCCAGACTGGTTACACGCGGAGCGAATGGGCACAGTTGGCGCGGGAACTTGAGCGCGAACGTCAAGCCCTCGGAACTGTTTCAAGCACTGGTGGAGTTCGTGCGGTATTTAAGGGACGAGCCTTGAGCGAGCGGCTTCCTGAAAGCGCACGCTATCGGAAAAACTCGTTTTGCGTTCCATGATCTCGACGCAATACGACGAGGTTATCAAGGGCGCAGCAGCCGAGTGGTTGCCGGACGTGCCGTGGCAGTGGTGCAAAGCCGAGTGGCTTGCCGAAAGCGGACTCAATCCCAACATCACGAATCCGAAAAGCGGTGCGCAGGGAATATGTCAGTTCATGCCGGCGACGTTTCGCGAGTGCGCCTACGCGCTTGGCATCCCGGCGACGGTTTCGGCTTTCGAGCCGATCTCCGCGCTCAAATGCGGCGCGTACTACCTTCGTCGAATGTGGGATCAGTGGCATTCACCGCGCCCGTTTCTGGATCGCCTGCAGTTGACACAGGCAACCTACGACGCCGGGATAAAGAACATGGCGCGCGCTCAGAAGGTCGCTGGCGGTGCGCTTGACTACGATTCGATCATCGCAGCACTGCCGACGGTAACGGGCGCGGCGAACGCCGACGAGACGGCGAATTACGTGCGAAAGATTGCAGCGTTCCACGTGGAACTAACGGCATGAACGGCAAATACGAGATCGCATCGATTCGGTGCATCGATTGCGTACATTGCCGCGTGCGGGACTTCCTGCTCGATGCGATCTGCGCAATCACGAACCGCCGCTGTTTGGCGGAACGATTTCAATTCGGACAAGAGCGCTGCGGGTTTGCCGCGGTGAATTTCACGGCATGAGCGGATTCTTTCCTGCTGCACCTGAGTTGTGCCCGGTGTGGCACGATGGCACGACAGACGGGGTGAATTGGTATCTCGTCGACGATTTCGTTTACAACGCTGATGCAGTACTGCCATTCACGGCGCGCGCAATCACTGTGCCGGCGCAGTTCTGTACAGATTTCGCCTCGGTGCCGAAAATGTTGCAGAACATCTACGGGCCTTGGGGCAAATATGGTCCGGCCGCGATCATTCACGATTGGCTGTATTGGGATCAATCTACGACCAAGGTCTATGCAGACTCAATCCTCGAACAAGCCATGTACGCGCTCAAAGTCGATCCCGTGACCGTGCGCGCGATCTACGAAGCGGTTGCGCTCGGCGGCCAATTCGCATGGGACGGCAACGCAAAGCTCAAAGGGCAAGGATTCAAGCGTACGTATGATCCTGTGCGCGGAATGGTTTAACCACGGAATCCCACGAATTCCCACCATGCCATTCACGATCGACAGCAAGCCTTCGGATTGGATGGTCGCTGTCGCGGCGTTCATCGCTATTGCGGTGACGACGGCTGTAATTTTCATCGCGATAGCGCCGTATTTCGGATACAACCCGGAGCGCGGCAACGGAACACTGCTCGCGCAGCAGCAGACGATTTTGCAGAACGTGTTCATCAGCATCGTGGCGTTTTTCTTCGGCTACAGCGCGGGGACGAGTCGGAAAGATGAAACGATCAGCACTCTGGCTACTGCTACCAATGCTGACGGCGTGCGTAAATCCGCACCTGACGCGGCCCCAATTCCGCCCAACGTCTGATAGTATTTGCAAGTCAAGCATCGGCTTCATGTGGGACGATGCCGGGACCGTAAAGCCCGACGGGGCGGTCCTGAAACTCACATGCAACCTTGAGGAGAAACGGTCCCATGATTAACCCCGCCAGTCTCATCGGCAAGATCAACGCAGCCTTCGGCAATATCGAGCAGTTCAATGCGAACGTCATCGCCTCGGTGTCGCTGATCGAGACCCAGCTCGGTCCCGGCACCGCAACTGCGAATCTGGAATTGGTCAAGCAAGCGTTCAATCTGTTCAACGCCGACATCGGCACTGCCGGCGCATTCGTGCAGGCATTCGAAGCACCCTTCGAGCAGATCGTTGCACTCGTAAGTCAGCTTCGGACGCTGGCGCAAAATCTGACAAAGCCAGGCGCGGTTCAACCGACCGCACCGGCAGCAGCGAAGTAGTAGAAAAGCCCTGTGGTCAAGTAAGTCTAGGAGTGTTGTAAGAACAGAAAGCTCGACATTGTTGGTAGTGGAGGCCGGCGGTTCCGTAGCAACCCGCCGGCCTCTTTTGAGATCACGCGCTGCGAGGTAACTAGCAGTGAACATTTTCAGCGTTATTATCAACTGGCTGCGCGGTTTGTCGATCGACGAGAATCGTTTGAACTGCAAGATCGACGTGCTCGCAGCTAAAATCACTCAACTGGAGAACAAAGTCATGGCCGAGATCGATGATCTGAAAGCCGCAGTCGCCAACGATACAACCGTTGAACAATCGGCAATTACCCTTATTAACGGGTTCGCCGCAATGCTGGCCGCAGCACTAGCGAGCAACGACACAGACTTACGTGCCGCAGTGGAAGACGTAGCCAACACGGTGAACACGAACGCCACTGCGCTCGCTTCCGCTGTCTCGGCGGGCACACCGCCTGCTGCCGCGAAGTCCTGAGCCGACAGAACGTTCTACCAAGCCCCGCATTACCCATAAGACGGGGCTTTCTTTCGAGATCGACCAGCATGACCGACCAACAGTTCCAACGTCTGATGGAGTATCTCGATCGCAACACGGCAAGCAACGAACGACTCGCCGATTCAATGGAAGCGTTGCAGGTTTCGAACGCGCTGCTGCTGAACCTCATTACTGAGGATGTCGAAAAAGGCATCCCTTTAGGTACTGCGACAAGCGATGGCGAACCCAGCCTGCACACGATGGACACCCCCGCAGACTGACGATGGCGAACCCGGCCTATCATTACCTCTACAACAACACGCGCTGGCGCAAGAAGCGCAGAGCGCAGTTAAACGAATATCCGCTATGCGAGATGTGTCTGGAACTCGACAGAACCACGATCGCAACCGTCGCGGATCATGTCATCCCACACAGAGGCAACGAACACTTGTTCTGGAACGGCAAACTACAAAGCCTGTGCGCTGATTGCCACAACGGACCGAAGGCATCGTTCGAAGCCACAGGCAAGATGCGTGGATGCGACGTAAACGGTCAACCGTTGAGGCCCAACGCGTGGTGACGCTCAGTGTCACATTGTTAAGACGGGGGTATGCAAATTCCTTGGGAGCGCACGCTTGGAAACCGCCCGTGACGTTCCCCTTTCATAAACTGTAACGTTTTGTTGTTTATAGGCAACACATCATGGGACTTCGAGGACGCGAGTCAGCCGCATCGCTGACGGTGCTGAGCGGCACGTTCGGGCAGCTTCCGGAGCCGCCTGAGAGCTTTCAGGAGCGTCAGGCGGAGATTTGGCGCGACATCGTCGCGACGAAACCGGTCGACTGGTTTCAGGCCGATTCGAAACCGGTGCTCGCTGGCCTATGCCGAGCGATTGCGCTTGACGAGGAAATCGCCGCGGAGATCGACGCGTTCGACCGGACGCGCGTTCGCGATGTTGAGGGATTCAAACTGTGGAAGGCACTTCTGAAAATGCAACGCGAGCAGCAACAGCACATCGCATCGCTCGCAACGAAGCTGCGCCTGACGCCGCAAAGCCGGTACAACGCGCAAAAGGCCGCAACCAAAAGCAACGCAGCCAACGTAGCCGCGCGGCCGTGGGGGAATCGCGTTATTCCGAACGTGCAGGGCGAAACATTGCATGGATCGAAACCCATTGCCGAATCCCCGAAGGGCGATTAGTCGGGCAGCTCGTCGAGCTGACGCGGCAGCAAAAGAGCTGGATAGAACAGATTTACGGGTCGAGGACACGACGCTTCATTCTGTCGATGGCGCGTAAGAACGCGAAGACGGCGTTCTGCGCGTTTCTGCTGCTGCTGCACCTTGTGGGGCCGGAGGCAAAGCCGAACTCGCAGTTATATTCGGCGGCGCAATCCCGAGACCAGGCGGCGCTGCTATTTTCGCTCGCGGCGAAGGTCGTGCGGATGTCGCCGGATTTGAGCGAATATGTGAACGTTCGCGACACGACGAAGCAGCTAGTGTGCGCTGAGTTGGGCACGATCTATCGGGCGCTGTCGGCAGAGGCGTCGACGGCCTACGGATTGAGTCCAGCGTTTGCCGTGCATGACGAGTTGGGACAGGTGCGCGGACCGCGCTCAGAGCTTTACGAGGCGATCGAGACCGGGGCCGGCGCACAGGAGGAACCGCTGTCGCTCATCATTTCGACACAGGCTCCGACCGATGCGGACCTGTTGTCGGTCCTGATCGACGAAGCGTTGACGCAAACGGATCCGGCGACGAAGGTCGTTTTGTACACGGCGGATGAAGGACTCGATCCCTTTTCGGACGAGGCGATTCGGCAGGCGAACCCCCATTTCGATATTTTCATGAATCAGCAGGAAGTGCGCGATCAGGCCGAGCGCGCGCGCCGGATGCCATCCTCGGAGAATAGTTACCGCAACCTCGTGCTGAATCAGCGCGTCACGGTGACGAGTCCGCTGTTCTCGTCGACGGTGTGGGAAACGTGCGCGGGCGAGCCGGACGATGCGGCGTTTCTTACGCAGCCCGTCATCATCGGATTGGATCTGTCGTTCGTGAACGACTTGACCGCTGCTATTGCAATTTGCAAGCGCGACGAGATTTGGCACGCAAAATCGAACTTCTTCGCGCCGGAGAAAGGCTGCGCTGACCGTTCGCACAAAGACCGTGTGCCGTACGACGTGTGGGCCAGAGAGGGCTATATCACGCTGACGCCGGGAGCCTCGGTCGATTATGCGTGGGTTGCGAAGCGACTCTGCGATGTTGCGGACACGATGAACGTCAAGGCCATCGCATTCGACCGGTGGAAGATCAAGTTTCTGCTGCACGAATTGGAGCGGATGGGCCGCTCGCTGCCGCTGGTGGAGTGGGGTCAAGGATTCAAGGACATGTCGCCGGCGGTGGAAGCATTGGAAAGTGCGGTTCTCAACGGTTCTCTGCGGCACGGCGGAAATCCGGTATTGCGAATGTGTGCTGCGAATGCGGTCGTGAAAATGGACGAGGCCGGAAATCGAAAGCTCGACAAGTCGAAAGCGACCGGACGCATTGATGGCGTGGTTGCGTTGGCGATGGCAATGGGTTGCGCCGCAAGCGCGCCCGAAGAACCCGACACCGAACCAAGGATTCGATTACTGTGAAACTGCCTGCTGTCTTCAATCGAATTACGGGGCTGCTCACAAAGCCATTGAACCCGCGCAACTATGTCGGCTGGTGGTGGAATCGAACGCCGGCCGGTGTCCGCGTTGCGCCGGAGGACGCCTTTCAGATTTCCGTATTTTGGGGCTGCATTCAGGCGATCTTCATTGCAATTGCACCCTCGCCGTGGCAGATATTCCAACGCTTGCCGAACGGCAATCGCGATCTGATGGCGGACGATCCGCTCGGCTATCTGCTGAACGTGCGGCCGAATACCGAAATGACGGCGATGGCCTTCAAGGAAGCGTTGCTGATCGCGGCGCTCTCATGGGGCAACGGCTATGCCGAGATCGTTCGAACCGCGGGCAAGGTGACGGCGCTGTATCCGATCACACCGGATCGCGTGACGCCCTGGCGCTATGAGAACGGCGATCTGGCCTATCGCGTGCAGAACGATGACGGCAGCGTCGTTTTTCTGGACCCGATGGATGTGTTCCATCTACGCGGCCCCGGCATCACCGGGTTGATCGGGGATAACGTCGTTTCGAAAGCGGTTCACGCATTGGGACTGGCGATCGCGGCGGAACGGTATGGCGAGACCTATTTCGGCAATAACACCGAAATTGGCGGCGTTCTGGAGACGCCGAACAAACTCGACGACGCCACCTATAACCGGCTCAAGACGGCATGGGATGAACGGCATCAAGGCCCACACCGCGCCTTTCGTCCGGCGATTCTCGACAACGGGTTGAAATGGTCGGTCACGACGACGAAAGCCAAGGATGCGCAGCTTCTCGAAGTGCGCCAGTTTCAGGTGGAGGAAATCTGCCGCTGGTTCGGCGTACCGCCGCACAAGGTGCAATCGCTGCAACGGGCGACGAATAACAATATCGAGCACCAAGGCATCGAGTTCGCGCGCGACGCGTTGACGCCATGGAAGAAACGGCTCGAGCAGGAAGCGGACTTCAAACTATTTTCCTCGCGCGGACCGGCGCGGTTCTCGCTGATCGACATCGGCTGGACGCTGCAGGGCGATTTCGCCTCGCGCGCCGGCGGCTATCAGATCATGCGCAATATGGGCGCGTTCAGCGTGAACGATATTTTGAAACTGGAAGGCCGCGATACCATTGGTCCGGACGGGGATATCCGCGTTGTGAACTCGGCGAACATCAAGCTCGAAGACGTCGGGGAAAACTACACCTTGACGACGGATGACGACAGCAGTTCGACGCCAGCGACGGACGACAACGACACCACGTCGACAGGAAAAGGGCAGGATGAGAGCGGCGCGGAGGAGATCATTTCCGATTCGTTCCGCATCATGTTCCAGTCGATTTACGAGCGCGTCGACAAGCGCCGTTTCAATCGCCGCGCTGATCTCGAACGCCACGCGAAGTCCGACGACGACATCGATACGGCCATGACCGTCTTTGCGGATGCGCAGGAAGAATTCCTGAGCGATTCGCTCGCATTGCCGTGTTCCGCGTTCAACAAGGCCGTCAAGGCCAAGACGTTCGAACCCGCTCTTTCGATTGGCCGCAAAGTCATCAACGGCGAGATGTCACCCGACGTCGCCGCGCTGGATTTGGTCGCTGCATTTTTGAGGAAGCAATAATGAAACTTACCTTTTTCGCGAAAGCCAAAGGCAACAAGGCCGGCGAGCTTTACATCTATCAGGACATCGGTGACGGCTGGTTCGGCGGCATCACGGCGCAGAGTTTTGCAGATGCCGTGAAGGAACTCGGCGCGGTCGACACGCTTGATATCTACGTCAACAGTCCGGGCGGCTCCGTTTTCGACGGTGTCGCGATCTACAACCAATTGAAACGCATCGCCGCGAAGAAGACGGTTCACATCGACGGCATCGCCGCCTCGATCGCCTCGATCATTTGCATGGCTGGCGACGTCATCAAGTGCGCGCCCAACGCCATGATGATGATCCATAATCCGTGGGGCATGTGCGTCGGCACGGCCGAAGACATGCGCGCTACTGCGGGCACGCTCGATCAGATCCGCGATACGCTGTTGGATACCTACGTCGCCCGCACGAAAGGCGACAAGGCGAAGATTTCCGACATGATGGCGGCGGAAACGTGGATGAAAGCCGAGGACGCGAAAGCGCAGGGTTTCGTCGACGAGATCGAAGAACAGACGATGGAGCCTGCCGACATGGCGTTCGCTCTGCTGAACAAGTTCAAAAATACACCTGCGCCGCTCGCCGAGAAGTCGCGCGCGACGAACGTTCTCATCGCCAAAATGGGCATGAGCAAGAATTTGCGAAGGGCCAGCCCGACGCAGAACTGACGGCCAGCCGTCATCCCACGAGCCGCCGAGAGGCGGATTTAATTCCCGAAATAAGGATTTCCGAAATGAAACCGAACTCTTTGAGTGTTGCGGTTGCGGCTGGCCTGTTCTTCAATGACGCCAAGCCTGTGACCATCGACGAGCTTCACGCTCGCCTCACCGAACTGCATAGCAACGCCGTCAACATTCAGGCGCGTGCGGATGCAGAAAATCGCCCGTTGAGCGAAGACGAGTCGAAGGAAGTCGAACAGATTTCCAACGCCTTCGAAGGTTGCGAAGCCGAGATCGCGCGCCGCGAGCGCATCGACGAGATGAAGGCCAAGATCAATCCGACAATGGCCGCGCGTAAAACCGCATCCGACGATGCCCCGCAGAACAACGCCACCGACGAACCGACGCGTCCGAAAACGCGCACCTTCGCAACGCCGCGCGACTCCGATCCGAATAAGTGGGGATTCCGGTCCGCCGGCGAGTTCCTGAACGCGGTCATGCGTTCCAGCGCCAAAGGCGGCGCGATCGATCCGCGCTTGATCGCCAACGCGGCTCCGACGTCGCTCGGTTCGGAAGGCGTGGGCGCTGATGGCGGCTTCGCTGTTCCTCCCGACTTCCGCACCCAGATCATGATTAAGGTCATGGGCGAGGATCAGCTTCTCAGCCGCACGGATCAACAGACGAGTTCGAGCAATAGTTTCACCTTCCCGAAGGACGAAACGACGCCGTGGCAGACGACAGGCGGCTTGCAAGCAGCGTGGGAAGGCGAGGCTGCACAGCTCGGCCAATCCAAGCCGCAGTTGCAGGAAACGACCGTTAAGCTCAACAAGCTGACCGCGCTCGTGCCGCTCACCGACGAACTGCTCGACGATGCGCCGTCGATGTCGAACTACGTCAACCGCAAGGTGCCGGACAAGATCAATTTCAAGGTGAACGATGCTTTGATCCGCGGCACTGGTGCGGGTATGCCATTGGGCGTGCTGAATTCGGCGGCGACAGTTTCCGTCGCGGAAGAGTCTGCGCAGGTCGCTGCGACCATCGTGTTCCAGAACATTATCAAAATGTGGACGCGGCTCGCCCCGAATCTGCGTGCGAATGCAGTGTGGGCAATCCAACCCGACGTCGAAGTGCAACTGATGCAGCTTGCGTTCCCCAATCAGGGTAGCGGCACGGTTGTTCCGGTGTATCTGCCCCCGAATGGTTTGTCCGGCTCGCCATTCAGCACGCTGCTCGGTCGCCCGGTGATTCCGCTGCAATCGTGTTCGGCGCTCGGCACGGTCGGCGATATTATCCTCGGTGACTGGACGCAATACCTATCGATCGTCAAGACCGGCGGCATCCGCTCCGATGTCTCGATCCATTTGTGGTTCGATTACGACATCACGGCGTTCCGCTTCATTCTGCGCGTCGGCGGTCAGCCGTGGTATACCTCATCCATCGCGCAGGCAAACAACAGCAATCCACGCGGCGCTTTCGTCACGCTCGCCACTCGCTCGTAATCACCATTGCCCCGGTCCGCCGGGGCTAAACCAAGGACACGAAAATGAACAATACAACTTCACTTCCAACCGAGCGTGTTAGCCGATGCGCTGTCGTCGCTCCCATCTCCTCCAGCTCCGCATCGAGTGCGGTATGGGTCAGTGCCGCAGGGTTCCGTCGTTTTCTCGCCACGCTATACACGGGCGTTCTCGGCTCGTCTGCAACCGTCGACTTCAAATTGCAGCAAGCCAAAACGTCCGGTGGCGGCACAGCGAAGGACATCACGGGTGCGGCCATTACGCAGATTCTCAAAGCGTCCGGCGACGGTAAAATCGCGTGCATCAATCTGAACACCGATTCGCTCGATACCGCAAACGGCTATGGCTACGTCGCAATGATCGTCACGGTCGGAACGGCCGCTTCGCTCGTCGCGGCAACGCTCGACGGTTTCGACGCGTTCAATGATCCTGCGTCGCTACTCGATCCGGCAACGGTCGTTCAGATCGTATCGGTGTAAGCCATGAAGACGCGCGCACCGGAAACCAAAACCGTCAAGTTCCTCAAGGAAGACAAGGTTCATCGCGCTGGCGAGCAGCCGTTCACTTACGAGGAGGGTTCAATCCATTCGCTCCGAAAGGATCGCGCGGACTACCGAATCGCGAACGGCATCGCCGTCGAAGTGAAAGAGGGTGAAAAAAATGACAACGCTGTGGACAGTGCCGAAGCTGTGGCCGGGAAGGACGGTGGCGATACTGGCAAGCGGCCCGTCGATGAATCAGCAGGTGGCAAACAAGGTTCGAAAAAGTAAACTCGTAACGATTGTCGTCAACGATACGCATCGGCTCGCACCTTGGGCCGATGCGCTTTACGCGGCGGATGCGAAATGGTGGGCCTATCATGCACAGCAGGCACTTAAATTCGAAGGTCTGAAAATAACCCGCGATGTTGTGCCGTGGGATTGCGTGCTGCAGCTACAGGTAAGCGGGAAGAGTGGATTCGATCCGGATCCAAGTTTCATCCGGACGGGCAACAATTCGGGCTATCAGGCGTTGCATGTCGCGATACACGCTGGCGCTAGGCGAATCCTGCTGTGCGGGTTCGACATGCACGGCCAGCACTGGTTCGGCGAGCATCCGCACGGTTTGGCCGACGCTATTTCGGACGTCCAGCGGAAGCTATTCATTCCCGAGTTCGAAAAGCTCGCGCCGTTGCTCCCGGAAATGGGCGTCGACGTCGTTAACTGCACGCCTGATTCGGCGCTGACGTGTTTCCCGATGATGCGGCTCGACGATGCGCTCTGGAACGAGCGCGTAAGTGAAAATCAGAGTTTGGAAAAACGCATGGAACTGGCATTCGGTAAAGAGGATTGAAATGCGGATTCAAATCACAACGCCAGCATCACAACCGGTTCTAGTACCGTCCGACTGCTATCTCGATTTGCGCTTGGATGCGAGCGGTTCGCCGCCTACGAATCCGGACGACGTATTGCTCGTCGAACTGATTGCCGACGCGACGGATTTCGTTCAGCGATATACGCGGCGCGCGCTGTGCAAGGAATCGATCCTGCTCACGCATTCGCGCTTTCCCTACGATCGCGTTTGGTATCGCACGCAGGAGACGTTGTGGAGCGAGCCGAACGGCTACGATTTGAAGCCGCAGCATATTCGTTTACTGCGCCCCGATCTTCTCGCGCTGACGTCGGTTCAGTATTACGACACGAACAATGCTTTGCAGACGCTTGACCCGACGCTGTATCTCGTGCATTCCGACGAGCAGGCTGCGACGATCGAGCTTCTGATCGGTAACTTCTGGCCCCCGACCTATCTCCGCGAAGATGCGGTGCAGATCGCCTACGACGCGGGCTATACGCCGAAGGTGACGGGCAGTCCGCCGGTATACGACTATGCGGCGAACATCCCGGTCAGCATCAAGCGCGCGATGAAGCTACACATCCGGCAGCATTACGACCCGCAGACGCCGGATCAGTGGAAGATGCTGGGCGATGGCATCGACGGTTGCTTGACGTCCTACCGCTCGTTTAACTTCTGATGAGCATTCTCAGCCGCACCAATGCGCGCCGCCTCGATCAGCGTGTGACGTTTCAGGTCAAGGTCACGACGCCGAGCGGTACGGGTGCGCCGCAAATTACATGGAACGATTACGCGACGATCTGGGCTTGCGTGGACGCAACGAAGGCGAGCGAACGTTTCCTCGCGCAGCAGGAATTGACCGGCAACGAATACACCATCTGGGTTCGCTGGCGCGGCGACTTGAATTCGAACATGCGCGCAATATGGAACGGACAGCCGCTGGATATAACCGGCATCCCGAACAATCAGAAACGCGGTCGTTTCATGTCGATATTCGCTATGGCCGGACTCAATCAGGGCTGAATAATGGAAGTTCGCGTTGATGGCCTCGAAGAACTGGGGAAAGCCCTCAAGGACTTTCCGACCGTGCTCGCTCAAAAATATCTCAAGCGCGCCACGTTCACCGCTGCAGCCTTGATTGAAGCCGACGCAATCTCACGCGCACCAGTTCGAACGGGTTTGCTGAAATCGAAGATCGCCATCTTCAAGCGTTCAAGCGATGGCAATACGGCGCATTATGCGATCGGGGTCCGAAAGCTGCGCCTGAATACGAAGATAAAAAAAGTGCTACGAATCCTTCGCAAAGCGAATGGCGGCGAGTCTGGCGTGCAACTTCAAGACGAAGCGTTTTATTGGCGTTTCCTCGAATTTGGCACGGCAAAGATGAGCGCGCGCCCTTTCCTGCGGCCTGCATTTGAATCTCAGAAAAACGCGGCTCTGGAAGTATTTCGCGTAACGCTCGCCGATGGCGTTCAAGCGGCGGCAGCGGAGGTTTCGTCGTGAGTATTGAATCGGCCCTATATTCCGTCGTTTCGACGAACGCGGGCGTACAGGCTTTGATCGGGAGCGGTTCGCCGGTCATTGTGCGGTTCTATCCCGCGGGCAGGATCAATCAAGACGATGTGCTGCCGGGGGCGACCTATCAAACGATCGCGGGTTCTCCGGCCAATGTCTTCGAACGTGCGCCGGCCGACAACAAGCGCATTCAGATTGATTGTTGGTCGCTCGATTTCGACAACGCGCAGGCGATCGAGGAGGCCATCCGTGCGGCGTTGGAAGATTCCACGGTGCCGACAACCTACGGTCTCGGCGCGCAGTGCATCGGTTTCAACGGCAATGATTTCGACCCCGATACTCGGCGGTACCGTTCATCGAGTGACTGGAGTCTTTGGCAGAGTCGATGAATGCGGAAACGATAGTTTGCGTTGCGAGCGGTCCTTCATTGGTTGCCGAAGACGTCGAATACTGCTGCGACAAGGCGCGCGTTCTCGTCGTCAACGACGGTTATCGCATTGCGCCGTGGGCTGATTGGCTCTGGGCTTGCGACTATGGCTGGTGGAAATTGCACGAGGAAGCCTCGCGCAGTTTCGCGGGTGAACGCTGGACGCGCGATCCCGATGCCGCACAGCGTTGGAATCTGAATTGGATTCGCAGCGCGCCGGGGAAAGGACTTGCGTGTGATCCAGCATTGATTCACGAAGGCGAGAACGGCGGTTATCAAGGCATCAATTTCGCGTTCCATCGCTCGCCGGATCGAATCCTGCTGCTCGGCTACGACATGAAGGGTCTGGGCCATTGGTTCGGCCATCATCCGCAGGGATTGCAGGATGCGACGGACTTCTCGGCACGGCAGCATCATTTTGACCGCCTCGCCGCGGACCTGAAATCCGAAGGCGTCGAAGTTATCAATTGCAGTCGCGAGACTGGATTGAAGTGTTTTCCCCGCGCAAGAATTCAGGAGGTTTTATGAAAGAGCCGCGTTATCGAATAGAGGCTCAGAGGTTGGGCGGTCAACATCGGATGATCGATCTCAAGACTGGCGAGATTGTTCCAGGCATTTCGAAGATCGAAATTACGATCACGCCGCAGGATGTGCCGCGCGTCGTGGTTCATTTCATCAATGTCGAGGTCAAGATTTGAACCGCAGCCTTTCATCTGGAGAGCGGCAAGTTGCGACGACGCTGACGGGGATCAGGTACGACCATCGCGCAAGATATGCATGGGCCGCGAAGGCATTGCCGGAAGCCTCGCGCGTATTGGATATCGCCTGCGGCATTGGTTACGGCACGAAGATGCTAGCGCAAGCGGGACATGATGCGACGGGCGCTGATATTTCAGAGGAGTCCATCGAGTTCGCACGAGCGCATTACGCGCACAAACGCGCTCAATATCGTGTCGCCGATGCCTGCGCGCTGGATCAAATCGAGGGATTTGAAGCGGCGGTCTCGTTCGAAACAATCGAGCATGTCGTCGACCCGCGTCCGTTATTGCTGACCTTGCGGCGGGAATGTCGAATACTCCTCGCGAGCGTTCCGAACGAGGAAATCTGGCCGTATGTCGGGCAGACGTTCCACTTCCGGCACTATCGGCCGCACGAGTTCGAATCGCTGCTGAAATCCTGCGGTTGGAACGTCGTGGAGTGGTGCAAGCAAAACGACACGCAATCCGATGTCATTCCCGGCAAGGATGGGCATACGCTCGTGGTGAGGTGCGTCTGATGATCGACATCATCGCCGAGCCGAGCATGGCGCATCACGTTGCACACGCGGATGCGCTCGCGACTGGATTGACGAGGCATGGGCTGCCGAACCGCACGATTGCCCCTTGGGACGCCGTGAAGTCCGATATTTGCGCCTGTTGGGGATGGCGCATCGCGGATCCCTTGGCGGCAGCAGGTAAGCGCGTGCTCGTCATGGAGCACGGCTACATCGGCGATCGGCACGCATGGACGTCCTTCGGCTGGAATGGCCTGAACGGGCGGGCCGAGTTTGCGCCTGCGAAAGATTCGGATCGGTTCCGGAAGTATTTCGACGATCTGCTCAGACCGTGGAATCCGGAAGGCGATTATGCGTTGCTGATCGGGCAAGTCGAAGGCGATGCGTCGTTGTACCGCATGGATTTCCAGTCATGGGCGACGCGCATGGCCGCGAAGATGTGGAAGGTTTTCGGGTTGCCCGTGCGGTATCGCCCCCATCCCATAGCGGTCGAGTATGGACAGAAGCAAACCGTGCCGGGATGCGAGACGCTTCGCGGAACGCTGGCGCAGGCTTTGGAAGGCGCGGCCGTCGCCGTAACCTTCAATAGCAATGCAGGGGTTGATGCCATGCTCGAAGGGAAACCGGTCGTTGCGATTGATCGTGGAGCGATGGTCTATCCCATTGCAGCGCATGATTTCGAGATTCAATCGGAACCTGCGCGACAAGCGTGGGCCGACGAATTGGCGTGGTGCCAGTTCGACATGGAGGAGATTCGTTCCGGCGCGGCATGGGAACACGCCGGCCAAGTGGTTCGCGGAAGTTGAAATTCAAAGTTTCTGGCAATCGCGTTAGGCACGCGAAAGCCTGAAAAACGTAACCGGCCTCGCGCCGGTTTTTTGTGCCTAAAACCCTCGTGAGGAAATTGAAATGACCACCAAGTCCGTACCAACCGTAGGCACAAAAGTCTACGTCATGGATACCAGTGTTTCGCCGCATGTCGTGTTGCCCTGTGATCAGCTCAAGGGCTTCACTCCGCTGAACGGTGCGCGCAAGAAGATCGACAAGTCGAATATGGATTCGGCCGGCGCAGACGAGAACACGGGCGGCCGCGTTGCCCCCGGTGAATCGTCCGGCGAAGTCGTATTCGATCCGACGAACGTCAACCATCAGGCGTTGATTAAATTGTTCACCGCGCAAGCGAGCGGCACAGCGAAGGATACGCAGTTCTACGTCGGCAATAGCGATGCGACGGCTGCGCCGACCGTTGTCGCCGGCGCGTTGGTCCCTCCGCAGACCGCATCGCCGAAACATTGGAACCGTACCGGGTTTCTGCAGGACTGCTACATCAGCAAGTTCCAGATCAAATATGCCGACAACGACGTCATCCGCGCCGACCTGTCGCTGCAGGGTTCCGGTTTCCCGGTCCTGTCCGTGAAAGGCGAAGTGATCGCAAACACCTACGGTTAATCCCCCGCGAACCAGTTTCGGTCAGCGGCGGGGTGCCGCTGCGGGGCGGTGTCTCCTGACTCCGTCGCTGGCCGAATTCACAGGAGAGAAAAATGGTTATCGACAAGCTCGACATCGTCTACGGTCAAGACTTCAACGAAGTCGACGAGGACGGTGAGAAGAAACAGGTTCCCATCGAAGGAACCGGCACGATCGAACACGTCCACATCAAGCGACTGAAATGGCGTCGCCGATCAATCATGTATGCCGCGCTGCGCAATGCAGCAGGCACGACCGAATTCGACAAGGCTCCCATCGAAGCGCAGATGCAATTCGTTTCCGACATCATCTGCGAATCGATCTGCGATACGGAAGGTAAGGCCACGATCAAGCCGGACGATCTGGATGATCTCGATGTCTGGACTGACATGCGGCGCAATGCGTATTTCGTTGCGGTCGCAAAATATCAAAGCCCAACCTTGGAGAACTCCGCAAAAAACTCTTCTTCGACCACGAGCGCCACCAGTTAGTAGCCATCGCGGTCGAGCTAGGCAAATCACCAGAAGAACTCGAAGAGTGGTCGTTTCACGATTTTCAGGAAATACGCGCGTTCTACGCGTTGAGAAACGAGAAAAGCGTTCTCGTGGAAGATCTGAAAACAGAACGTGCGCGACGACTCGTCGAAGAGATGCGGAAACAGGAAGGGTTACAATGAGAAGGCCGGCAGCGTGCTGAAACACGCCCCGGCCCTAACCACAGCAGACAAGTGAGGTCTGAAATGGCTGATAACGATTCTATCGTAATGCCTGAGCTTGACAGTTCTAAAGTGTCAGCGATCTATAAGATCACGTTCCTCGACAAGTTCTATATCGGTTCGTCAAGCAATGTTCGTGACCGCTGGCGTTGTCACATTAAAGAATTGAAAGCCGGGAAGCATCACAGCAGACATTTGCAGCAGCGCTTCAATAAACATCCAGAAGGTGTATTGAAATTTTATATCGTAGAGATTGTTCCGGATACAAATTCACAAATGCCCCATTAGGGGCATTTTTAGTTTCTGAGGATTGCAAATGGCCAGTGGTACGTTGGGCACCCTTGAGATTTCTGTACTTGCGAACATCGCCAATATGGTGAGCGATCTCGGCAAAGCACAAGCCGAGGCGACGAAGGCATCTAAGGAAATTCAGAGATCGTTTCAGGAAGCCGCTGATGCTGTTGGCGATAGTTTTCGAGATTTGGCCGCGACGATCGGGCTAGGTTTCGGCATCGACAAACTCGCCGAGTTCACGAAATCTGTCGTCGAAGCTGGTTTGCAGATTTACGACGTCAGTTTGAAGACCGGCATTTCGGCGCAGACGCTTTCGAGCTATAGCGTTGCCGCTGCCGAAGCTGGTATCAGCGTCGATACGTTCGCGAACACGCTATCGAAGATGGCGCGCAGCGCGAACGATGCGGCGCACGGTGAAGAAGCGCAGGCGAATGCGTTCAAGGAATTGGGGGTCTCGGTCACGGACTCGGCCGGTCATCTGAAAAGCGCGGACGATTTGTTGCGCGACGTTGCCGTCGGTCTGGACAAGTTGCAGGATGGCCTCGGCAAGACTGCAATCGTTACCGAAATTTTCGGACGTGGTGGCGCGGCGCTCATTCCCCTGCTCTCCGATCTCGGAGAAGGCGTCGACGCAGCACGTCAAAAAGCAATTGCCTTTGGTCTGGCAATCAATGATGCGCAAGCCAAAGACCTGAAAGCATTCGACGTTACCGTGACCGACATCGGTCTCGCGATTCGCGGCGATTTTACGCAAGCACTTATTGAGGTGCTCCCGCAATTGCAGCGTGCGGCAACAGAAGTTTTCAATTTCATCTCGCACAGCCAAGGATTGAAGGACGCGGTCAACGATGGCGCGCAGGCGATTATTTTCCTCGCCGAGCACATCGATGCAGTGACGACGGCAATCAAGGATTTGGCCGAAATCATGGCGGCGCGGTATCTGTTGACGTGGGCGCAGGACGCCATACTTTTCGGCAACAATCTCCTCAAAGCCGACGCGGCGGCGGTCACTCTAAAGACGTCCGTCGGTGCCATTGTCGGCTCGATCGCGGCATGGGACATCGGCACGGCGATCGGCAACTGGCTGAACGGGTTCTCCGAAGTCAAAGCCGCCGCAGCCGCGCTCGTGGGCGCTGTCATTGTCGGATGGGACTACATCAAAGAGGCGGGTCAGGTAACGCTTGCCGCGCTCGAATCAGCGTGGGATAGCGTCATCGCTGGCGTGCGTTCTGGAATCGCCTCCCTCGCCTCTGAACTTGCATCGGTACTTTCCAGCATCCCCGGGGAAGGCGCTGCCGCTGCTCAAATGCAGGCGTATGCGAGTTCCCTCGAATCAGCCAACACGCAGATAAAGACCTTCGCCGAACGCAAGGCGGAAATAGTCGCGGCATCCGACAAGGAAATCGTCAGCGACAAGCAAGTCGTTCAGGCGATGATCGACTACGACGAGTCGACCAAAAAAGCCGGTGTCGTCCTGAAAGATTTCGGGGTCACGACGATCGACGCGAAGATCGCAACGGACGGTTTCGCGAAGACGGTAAAAAACGCTGCGGATGTCGGTGGTGCGGCGCTCGATTCTCTGCAAGCTATGGTCGACAAACTTACCGGTGCAGCCGGTGGGCCAGCGCAAAAAGCGTGGGACGACTACACCGCAGCCATTATCAAATTGAATCAGGCCGCAGAAGATGCGGTCATTAAAGGCGCTGATGTCGACCAGGTCATCGCATTGCAGAACACGGGGCTTGCCGCGCTCGCGCAAAGCTACGACAACACGATGCAGAAGATTTACGCGGCATCGGACGCGCTCGGCCAGATCGACGAAAAGTTTCAGGAACAACTCGGCAGCATCAAGGGAATCGGGGAAGCGCAGCAAGTAGAAAAGCAATACCTGATCGATCTCAAGATCGCGCAGGACGATTGGAACAAATCGGTCGGGGAAGGCATCCCGATGTCGGAGGAGTACAAGCAGCAGATCCACGACATAGCGACCGCGCAAGTCGATCAGATCAATCAGACCAAGCAAAGTATTGAGGTCATGAAGGACTGGCAGAACATCGTCAGCGGCGGATTGACAAGCGCGATGGGGGATTTCAACAAGGCGCTCGTCGAGGGCGGCTCGCTGATGGATGCGCTCAAGAGCACGGCGCAGCAAGTCGTCGAGGCGATCCTTGCCGAGTTCGAAAAGCTGGCGATCATCAATCCGCTGCTCAACTCGATCTTCGGGCTGAGCGGATCGAGCGCGTTGCCAACACTATTCAGTGGCAATGGTGGTGGCATCGGGTCATTACTCAGCGGCGGCGGGGCGGGCAACGGTATTTTTGGCGGCGGCGGTCTTTCCGGCGCATTCACCGGGAACGGCGTCTTCGGGACATTGTTCGGAGATAGCGCGGGCGCAGCGAGCGCAGCGCAGAGCACTGGCATCTTTGCCGATCTCGGTGACAGCGGCGCGGGCGCACTCGGTGCTGCACAAAGCACGGGAATTCTCGCTGGGGATGTTGGCGAGGTCGGCGCAGGCGTCACCGATTGGGGCGCGATTGCCGAAGGCGGTCAGCCGGTCTACGAGGATTGGGGCAGCACGCTCGGCGATTCTGCGGGCGCATCGTTCCTCGGCAAAGCGTTGCCTATCCTCGGCGGCGTCATGGCCGGGATCGGTGAATTCAAAGCGGCTGGCGGTGGCATCGGCGGTCTGGCTGGCGGCGCGGCATATGGCGTTGGTACTGCTGGTCTAGCGATCGGTGCGAGTGCGGCTTTGAGTGGCGGCATCGCTGCCGGGTTGGCGGCGATCCCGGTTGTCGGCTGGATCGGCCTTGCGGCGATGGCCGTTAACATCATTTCAGGCGGCAAGCTATTCGGCACAGCGGGAAAACTCGATAGTTCGCAAAGCACGCTGGACGTCGGCGCAACAGGGGCGACGGTCGACGAGTCGTACACGCTCAAGGGCCAAAAGGCATTTTTCGGCGGCACGAAGTACACGACCAAAGACGTCGCAGCAGATCCCGCTGCGGTTGCTGCTGCAAACGCCTTTTTCGATTCGATCCAGAAGAACACCGATCAGTTCGCCCAGCAGTTCAACGTTACGGTCGGGACTATTGTTGGCGGCTCTTTCCAGCAGACGTTCGACAAAAACGGCAAGGCAACCGGAACGACGTCGACGGTTCTCGGCCAGACATATTCGGGCGAGACACAGGAGCAATTCGGCCAACGCTTGATCGATGAAAACGATCTGTCGATTCTCGACACGTTCGATTCGAAGCTCAGCGGGATGCTCGATACGTTCCGCGCGACGTCCGACATGCTGACGCAAGTCACGACGGGATTGACGTCTGCGGAGATGATGTTCCAGAGCGGAGGCAAGTTCCTCGCGCTCGGCACCGATCAATCCCTGTCGGCCGTCCTGAAACTTGCAGAAGGGATGCAAGCCTCCGGCGAGACGATCGATCAGACCTTCGCTCGGATCGAGCAAGCGCAGCAGCAATACGATTCCTTCGTCGCGCAATTCGCGCCGGCCGAGACCTATGTCGACCCGTTTGAAGAGTCGCTATCGCAGCTCAATGCGCAGTTCGGTGCAGCTGTGGACCAAGCGAACGCCCTCGCGCAAGCGGCGGGAGCCACAGGCGCGAGCATTACCGACCTGACGAACATTCAGCAGAGCTATGCGAACCAAGCGGCGGCGCTGACGCAGCAGCTCGAGATAAGTGCGCAATCCCTCGCGTTCTCGCTCGGCGTCAGCACGACCGGCACGCTCGACGAGGTCAATCAGGAAATCCAAGCCCTCACCGGTTCGTCGGCGAGTGCCGCGCCCGCAATCCGCTCGGCAGGCGATGCGATGAAGCAAGCCTCGCAGAAAGCCACGGACGCGATGAACCTGTTGCTCGGCTCGCTATCCCCGCTCAACGATCAGCAGAAGTTGCAGACGGCGTTGCAGGGCTTGCGCGCCGGATCCGTTACGCAAGACCAAGTGCTCACTATCGGACGCCAGCTCTATGCGAGCAGCGAGGCGTACAACCAACTCTTCGCCGAAGTGCAGGGCATCGGCGACCATACGAAGACGGGCACGACACGCGGCGGTTCCGGCGGCGCGCAATCGGTCACACTGTCATCTGCCGATCAGGCGAGGCTTGCGCAGCTCCAGAAAGAGCAATCCGTCCTCCAAGCCGCACAAACCGCCGGCCAGTTTCAAACCCTCGCGCAGCAGATCGCCGAGATCGCCACGGTCAAAGGCGAGGATTTCACGCAAGTCCTCACCGACATGGGGATCAAACAATCCGACCTCGAAAAAGGGTTGGGACTGCAATCCGACGCCGATCTGGCGAAATACATCTCGACGCTACAGTCGCAGACGGATTCGCAGCATCAGGATTCCGCTTCGCTGGAAGCATCGATCAATGCGTTGCCCACGGCGATCGGCGCAGCCGTAGCAACTGCGGTCGCGAAGCTCATTGGCGGCCCCGGCGTCAGCGGCCCCGGCGTCACCGATACATTTACTCCGCAAGACATGGCGAGTGCTATCGCGACCGGCGTGCAACGCGGCCTGTACGGCAGTTCCGCCGGCTCGCGCAACATGCGCCCAACCGTGACGCCGTAACATGCCGACCAATATCCGCCGCAATCTCGCTGTCACCCTCGTTGCCGGGGGCGACAATCCGCTCACCCTTCGACTACAGGCCAACCCCGTGATACTCCCCATCAAAGTAGGCGTCGCCATCGCCGCCGGTATGCTTGCGTTCGTGGCGCAAGGCGGAACACCGACTTATGCGTACTCCATCGCTTCCGGGTCTTTGCCGACTGGACTCTCGCTCGATTCGGCGACCGGATTCATCACTGGCACGCCAACGACTGCGGGGCAAGTCGAATTCATCGCCGCGTGCGAGGATTCCACGACGACGATCTTCGAGAGCAATTTCGAGATCGATGTGAACCATGATCTCGTGCCGGTCGCAAACACTCCGCTGCCAGCCGAAGAACTGGTGGCGTACAGCTACACGTTTTCCGTCACAGGCTACACGGGCACCTTGACTTGGGGTTGCACGGGCACGCTGCCGACTGGCCTTTCGATTGATACGTCATCCGGTGTTTTAAGTGGCACGGTCGCCGCTAGTACTGCAGGCGATTATCCGGTTGCGATCACGGTCAGCGATAGCGGGACCGGCGACAGCATTTCCATTCCCGTAACGCTGGATGTATACGCCGCGCCACGCGCAGATTTCGACAATCTCGGCGACCAACCCGGAACTACCGGAGGCCCGTCATCCTATCTGCCGCCCTTGTACCTTGGTATCCCGTATTCTGCGACGCTCACGATTACGGGTGGCCTTGGCCCCTATCATCTGGAAGAAAAATTCGGCTCCGTAAGTTCCCTCGGTCTTTCCGTCAATCCACAAACCGGCGAAGTCACAGGCACTCTGACGCAGTTTCCGATTTCTTATTCGGGCGGTTATCCGAATGGAGCATTGCTTGAGGTCGGCGGAAAGGACGCACTCGGCGGGACTATCACCGTTGCGCAGGGCGTATTGGTTTTCCTGAACGCAAACGCGCAGCAGTCCGTGCAGCAGAACGGAACGACGATCGGCGATCCCAATATCCTTGCTTACAATTTCACGGGGACTTCAAGCCCGACCGTTTCAGTGACGGACGGTATCGCGACCGTCGACATTCCAGCCGGTAGTAGCGGGGGCGGAACTCCCTACGGTGTAGCATCCGGCACGAACACTTACGCTGTCACGCTCGGCCTTTCGAGCTACACGACGGGACAACTTGTTGCGGTCAAGTTCACGAACGCGAATACCAGCACGACGGTAACGCTTGACTCCGACAGCCTCGGCGCGAAGACGGTTCTGTTCAACGGGCTCGGTCCACCCATCGGCTATCTCGCAGCAGTGAGCACGGTCGATCTCGTTTACAACGGGACGAATTTCGACATTCTCGGCGAGTCGAGCACCGGCCCAGCGGGGCCGACGGGTGCTACGGGAGCAATCGGTCCCACTGGGCCATCGGGAAGCGCCAATGTCAGTGAAGGCTTGTACGCATCGCGTGGCGCTACAGGACCGACCGGTTCAATTTATATCGCAACGGACACACCGGTTATGTCAGTTGCCCCGAACGCATCGGGTTGGGACGAATACCGCTTGGGCCGTAAATCCGGCGATCTGTCGACAAAGATTCTCGCCCAAAGTCCGCTGCTGTATCTAAAATGTAACGAAGCAGCCGGCGCGACGAGCCTCGTCGATTCATCGGGGAATGGACTCAATTTCACTGTCACCAATACGAACGGCTCCATTCACTGCGGCTATGGACGGTTGTTCCAATCACAGTACGACTCGGACAATTATCTGTTGGTGCCGCAAACATTAACGGGAACGGACAGCATCAGCCGTTCGGGAACGCTCGGGTTGACACCGCCGCTTACTGGCAGTTACTCCTTCCATTGCGTTTACCGACGCACGCAGGATGCACCGGCTGGCAATAACATTCTGATGGCGATGACGGCAGCCGGTGAAACAGAGGTAGCTAACGTACAATTTTTGCCCTATATCTCTACCGCCTCTGGCAGCAAGCCGAATGTATTGTGGGAAAGCGGCGCCGGCGTCGACCGGCTAACGACATTCACGGGCGATCAGGCTGTGATGAAGGTTTATTCCATCCTGATTGTCAAAAACGCGAGCGCGAAAACAATCGACTGGTATTACAACGGCATCCCGCTTCTCACCAAAACCTATACGACGGAACCCGCGGGTGGCTCAACGGTCAACAGCTTCATCGCCAACAACTATGACGGCACGCTCGGGGCTAACGGAATGATCGGCCACGTCGCGTTTTTCACGTCGGCATTGACGGCAAACGATGCGGCCGATTTCGCGGAAGCCTGCGGATTGTTTGGAACGTGACCACAAAGATACTCGCCACGTTCGACCCGCACCGTCTCGGTCCGAGCCTCACACTCGACCAAGGCAATCTCGTCGTCACCACGACGGACGTCTGCGATATCGAGCGCGCGGTGTTCGGGACGTTGGCGCAAGCGGCTGGCGTCTCGTGCTTCGAGTGTCAGTTCTATAGCGTGTCGCAACCAGCGGCGGGGCTTGCGAATCTGTGCAGCGTCGGCGTGGCTGGGGCGAAATCTTCACTCAGCATGTACGTTGGCGAGGAAGCAACCTCGTGGGGTTATCGACCGACGGAGGCTGCGGTCTACAACAATGGCGCATCGATCTCAGGATCGTACACCCCAGCCCTTCAAGTTACGCCGGAGCGGCAAGTCATCGGTGTGGCGATAGACAACACGGTCTCGCCCCCGATCGCCGTATGGATGGTGAACGGCAATGTCATCTTTCAGGCCACCTTGACCGCGGGACTTTTCTACGTGCTGGCCGTGAGCATCGGTTCGACAATTGTCGGCGACGTCTCGGCCTTCATCAATGCCGGCCAGAACCTTCTCTCCTACCCGATTTTCACCTTCGACAAATGAGCACACTCCAGCCCGTACAACTCGCCGGTTGGTCCGTCACGAACAGCGAAGGCATCGCGACCGTCTATCTGGCGATCATCGACGAGGGCATGACGACCGGACCGGGCGACACGCCAGCGAACGAACAGTTCAAGCCGCGCATTCTGAACCCGGAACAGTTCAGCATTAAGCGCGCGCCGGTCGTGTGGTTCGAGGGCAGTACGTCGAATCAGTCCGCGGCATTCGGGGAGCTGCAAATCTCCAACTACGACGGCGCATTCGATTTCCTGCTGTCGGCGGACCTGCGCGATACGACGGTCATTATCAAGATTGCCCCGGCGGGACTGCTGCTGCCCGGCACGACGATGGCCGATGCCATGACCATCGCGACGGCGGTTATCGACAGCGTATCCAGCGACGACGAGGACACGATCTACCTGCAGTTGAAAGACACCCTCGCGCGCCTCGACAAGACGCTGCCGGCGCACTTCAATCCGCCCTATGTCGACGAGGGCGCGGCGAACGTCATGGTGCCGATGACCTTCGGCGCGTGCCGCAACATCAAACCGCTGCTCGTGGATTCGCCGAACCGCCTGTTTCAACTGCATGACGCGCCGATCTCGAACGTGACGCAAATCGCCGATATGGCGGCTCCGCTCGATCCGAACGCGACACCGCCGCAGTACACCCCGGCGCTTAACAATTCCGGCATCCAGCTCGAGACGATGCCCGTAGGCGTGCTCACAGCGCAATGTTCCTCCGTAGGCTCCCAAGCCATCATCCCCGGCGTGAAAGACGTTCTGGCGGGCGATGGTGCGTTCTCAGGCACATGGACGGGGTCGCCTGCCGTTCCGCCCGGTTGGACGTTCAGCCACGACACCGGCAGTTCGATCAACGAGATCAACAATCCGCCCAACACATTCCTTGGGGCCACAGCGGGCGCGACGATCAAGTCCGTCACCCCGTTCGATCCGGTCGGCAGCGCCCAGTACGGGGAGACGCTGGAGTATGCGACCGCCATCTTTCAACCGGGCGTTTCGTACCGCGTCACCTTCTCGCTATGGAACATCTCCGTCAATGCGCCCGCAATCATCGGCGGCATGTCAGGCGGTGTCGTTCTAGCGATCGGTCTCACAGCCAATGCAAGCGACTACATCTCTGGCGTCAATTCACCGATCGCGGTCGGCAACTTCAAAGAACAGAATTTCACCTTTGAATTCACGACGCCGCAAGGCTCGGCACGCAATCTGTACTTCTGTTTCGCGCCGTCGGAAGGGTTGAGTCGCAACGTCGCGGTCGGCTCCGTCATTGGAACTCTGTTCAACGTGCTGGTGGAGCAGTTGGGCCAATACCTCGAACTGCCGCTGAGCGGGATTCCCTACGACCAATACTGTACGGAAATCCTCGTCAATCGAGCCGGCGAAGACCCGAGCATTTTCAATAGCGCGGAAGCGGCGGCGATCATTACGCGCGCCGACGGTACGATAGCGCCGATCGGTGTTCACTTCGATGCGCCGCCGAACATTCTTGACGCGTTGCGAATTCCGCTCGATTCCGCGGGCGCTGTCACGTTCACAGATGCGACTGGCACCTTGCGCTTCCGCCGGCAGGTAGACCCGAGCGATCCGGCGAATCAGGGCACGATCAAAGCCGCGTTCACGGAAGCCAACATCTTCCGTCCGATTCAGGTTGCTCCCGACGTCGCGCAATATCTGACCACGCTCGCTGGCTCGCGCCGCAACTGGTATGTCTTCAATCCGTCTGACTTCGTTTCCGATCAGGCGATCGTGCCGCAGACGGTCAAGACGCAGTATTCGCGCAATTCGCAGTTCTGGGCATATTCCAGCGTCACGCCTGCCGGACAGTATGCGAACGCAATCAATGCACCGATCTTCGACATGGTCTGGGATCTGATCGCGGATTGTCAGATCGAGATCGATCGCGTCGTTTCGATACGCGCACCGCAGATTTATTCCGATGGCACCATCGGCACCGGTAAGCGACTGCGAATCACCTTCACGGCGTTCTTCGATGATCCGGCTGCGGTCGGCATCATCACAACTGCAGCACTGAACGACATCCTTTACGGCGACATCGTGACGATGTACTACCCGTCGCATAGCATCGTCAGCGCGAATGGCGGTCCTGTGTTCGCGGAAGTCGTCGGATGGGAACCATTCCCGTTTGCCCAAAAGCTCACCCTTACCGTCTTGAAATAGGATCGCGCAGTGGACATCGGCTACGGCAACAACCAACTTTCCTTCACGATCACCGGCTCCGCTGGCGGCGCTGCCTTCCTGACGCCCGCTGCTGCGATGAACGACGGACGCGAAGGGATCGCCTGCTCGATGTCATGGATTGGCGGCTCGCAGACAACGTCGAGTTACGTTGAGATCGACGTCACCGTTTCCTCGCCGCTCGATGCAACTGCCGTGCTCGGTGTGGTCGGGATCGCCGCGATCGAGGGGCTACCGCTAGGAACTGTGATGCAAGTGCTCGACTCCAGCGCAACGCTACTCGCGACTCAGAACGTGGCGAATGGCGTCGGCGGTCAACTGTGCGCGTGGATGCTGCCATTCTCCACGGGCAACTCGTTCAAGATTCGGATTTTCAATAACGTCAGCGGTTCGTCGCCCATCACCGCCGGCCAGACCTTCGGCATCGGCGAGATATTCGTCGGGCGCGTGATCCGCTTGCCGACCCTCGTGGCACCGTCAAGCGGCTCGCAGCCGACGGCAGACGTGCAGGATTCAACCGCATGGAGCCGTTCCAGTGGCGGTCAGACCTATCAACTCATGCGCAAGCCGCAACAGATCGTTTCCGGGCAACTCGGATTGTTCTCGACGTCGGACGTGAACAGCGATGCAATGTCGACGATCAAGTCCGGCAGCGGTTCAGGCGTGATCTCGCTCAAGACATTGCGCGACTTCCTCGCGACGACTGAACTATGTGCAGTGTGCGACTTGCCGAGCGCGGGCTTCGGCTCTGGAACGAAATCGAACGGGATCATCTACGATCAGGACACCATGCAGCAGAATTGGATCTGCGCGCGTCCCATGCAGATCGGTCAGATCGTGCAGGACAACAACCCTCTCTGGAGCTGGAACCCCGTTTTCCAGCGCGCGATCTAACTCTTCCCGCCATCGCCTTGCGCGTCCACTGGCATCGACTCCAAAACTTTGCGGACCTTCTCCGAGTATTTCAGGCGCGTTTTATCGTCCCAATAAATGTAAAGTCCACGCCCAACGTGTTCGACCATTCCGTCCGTCATCTTCGCCTCCACTGGCGTCACCGGCTGCGGGGGATGAGATAGTGTCGCTAATGCGGTTCGTGCATAGTCGCGTGCCGCATCCTGTTTTAAGCTGTTGCCGTGTTCTTGCCACGGATAGTTTTCCGGCGCGCC